TGAAATTGAATAGTGAACGTGACCGGCCGGAATGTTACGCCGTTGCGTTCTTGCTCAACGTCAACGCTCACCATTTGCATTTTGGCTTGCCCGATTGCAATTGATACGCCGTCAATTGAAAACGCGTCGTTGTTTACTGCGTCTTGATAATCGAGCAACCACGTCGGCACAGCGGCGAGGTTCTTTTTGACGGTCGCAACGCGGCGGCTATCGTCGATCATCACCGGCGGATCAAAGAAATCCCCAGCCGAATTCATCACCGCGTCGCCGTCTTTGTCCTGTGCCATCACGCGTTGGAACTGCTCACTGCTCCAGCTGATTTGCGCCGGGTCGTTTGTGGGGTTTGTGGCTCGCTCATATTGCGTTGTATATTCTGCCGTGACCGTCCAGCCCCACCGCGGTTCTGTGTGATCGACGGAAAGCCCGACGCAATACGCCGCCGAGTCTGCCGGGTGCACGCTGCCGATTTGCGGCAGGCTCGCATGGCTCCCAACGTTGTATTCTCGCTCCGTGTTGAGTGATGTCGTCAGCCGAAACTGCCGCGTATACGTGCGGACGCCCAGACTATTGCGTGCCTGGCCTAGATTGATTTCGCCCTTGTACGTGATCGTCACGGCCCAGCCTCCTGCAATTCTACCGGCTGTTTCTTGTTGAGTTTTTGCAACTCGCCGACAACTGCTTTTTGCATTTTACTAATCGCTGCGGCTTCTTCGGATCGGCGGCCCATTGCGGATACGATTGTCGAAAACGCCTCAGCACTGCCCGCCATCATGGCACCGGCTGACCGGAATTCCCCGGCGGCTTTGCCTGTTCCGTCGTCGCCTGCCGCTGCCGGTTTCAACGCGTCAATTGCAGCCTGCGCCTGTTTGGCAGACAGCAACCCTAACGCCTGCAACTCTTTGATGCGTGCGGCTTTGTCGGCCTGTAGTTGGTCTTCTGTTTTGAGGCTCTGAATGATTGCGTCAGCGTCTCGCTGTGCCTGTGTCATTGCCTGCTCTTGCTCACGCTGCTGCGCAATGATCCGGTCGCGTTTTTTTATCTCAGCGTCCAGTGCTGCTATTTGTTCGCCGCTGATACCGAACTGCTGCATGCGTGCGAATGCCTGTTGTTGTTCTGTCGTTTGCCCGGTTAGAATTGCAATTTCGTCCTGCACATCCCTCAACGCGTCCGCATAGCCGCTTGTGTGTTTCCGGAATCTCTCGACGTCTTCCGGAATGTTGCCTGCCATTCCGGTAAATTGCTGTAGTTTCTTCAGCTCAAACTCGAACCGCGCCATCTCATCCGCGGCTTTACTCGCGGGGTCTCGCATTTCCAACAGCTTCGCGCCGATGCGGTCAACGAATTCCGGCTTCTCTTTCTGCGCCTTTGCCACGCGGCCCAGCCCGTCGGCAAGGTCGTTTGCAATGCCTGCCGCCTGTGCTGCCGCTGCGTTGTTCTGTTGAATTTCTGGCGTACTGTCGGCGAACGCCTTGCCCATTGCCACAACCGCAACGCCTGCGGCCGCCAAGCCGGTGATTGTCTTTGCGATTCCTGCCGGACCTGTCAACGCATTCAGAAACACTTGCGCCGCCGCCTGTGCCTTTGTTGCCGCCGTCCACGCTTTCATCACGACGAGAAACGCCGCCACGCCCGCGGCTAGTGCCGCCATGACCTGAATGCCACTTTGGCTGCCTGCAATTAGATCTGCAAACGTGCTGGTTGCGGCCGTAATTGCTGGCGCAAACACGTTGGCGAATTGCACGGCGGCACCTGTTGCGGCACGCTGCACGTTGTCGATTGCGTCAGTCAATGCCGCCGCGTTGTTTGCCGCATCCGTTGACATGACCGCGCCGAGGTCGTCGGCTTGCTGTGCTAGCTCCGCAATGCCAGCGGCTCCCATGTCAAGCATGGGCAGCAGTTCAGTACCACCGCGGCCGAATACTTTCTGTGCGGCTGCGGCTCGCTCTAGTGGGTCTTCGATGCCGCTGATTGCGTCGGCTAATTTTGCAAACATTTGCTCTGGATTCAGCCCGGCAAGGTCCGACGATTGCAGTCCTAACTGCTCCATCGCATCAACCGCCAGCAGTGAACCGCGCCGCAGGTCGTCGCTGAATTTGGCCATTACTCGCAGCCCGGTTGCGAGCGCCTGAAAACTGGCGCCGCTCTGCCCTGCGACGTAATCCAGCCGTGACAACGACTCAACAGCAATGCCCGTGCGGATGCTGGTTTTTTGCAACTGGTCACCAACCTGCGCGAATCGCACAACCGCTGCTGCCGCTGCTGCACCCGCGGCCGCTGCAAATACAGTCGCCTGTTTTTGCGCGGTCTGCATTGCCCGCGTGTAGTTCGCGCTATTGGCTTTGAGGTTTACAACGAGGTCGCCGAGACTAGCCACTTTTCTGCGCTCCCATTGCTTGCAGCATTGCCGACAATTGCCGTGCGCCTGCGTTGTGCTGTTTTGGTTTCTCTCGCCAATGCGTGAAGTGATACGGCCCGATCTCGTCGCCGCGCTCGTCCGTTGCTTGCATGTATCCCGAAATCAGGCAGCCAATCATTGCTAAGATATCATGCGTGCCACGGTCGCCCAGCGGCTCCAAGCTATCGAACGCTTGCCACTCCGCAAACTGCTGCGGCGTCATCGTGTCAAGCATTCCATCAACGTCGGTCGTGTGCTCCACGTATGCAGCCAGACGCATTGCGGTCATTCGCGCCGCGTCTGTCCTTAGTTTTTTGCGAACGTCTCTGCGTCTGCGCCTGTGATCCCAATCAGCTTCAGCGCTGCGTTTACAATTCGCTCAATCATGCCCGCAGGCATTTCGCCCAGTGCCGGAATATCGTCGGCGGTAAACAGCGGCTGCCCTGACTCATCGCGCACGCACGCAACAACAAGACGTTCGCGCACAAGGTCTGCCAGTTTATTGGGCTTGCCGTTGGTTTGCTGTGCCGCCTGAAATGCGGTCCACTCTTTTGCCGTCAGCGGCCACACCAACACACTCTCGCCCTCGCCGGTTTCGGGCATTGGCACCGTCACCGCTTGCGGCTTTGCCGTGCTAAAAAATTTGTCTCGATTCATTCTGCACCCCCGTTGCTTGTGTCCAACTCACCCCGCCGGAATGCTTCCCGGTCTTCTGGCTCAATACCGCGTGCCAGCATCTCGCGCGATTCCAGCACCGCCGCGCGTTTATCTCGCCACCCCGCGCATGCCTCTTCGGCCTCGTCGTCTGCTGGCTCTGCATCGCCGTTGCCAACGAGGATTTCGCACGCACGCTGTGGCACGTCGATGATTGCACCGCAACGCCACCAGCGGCGGCCGTCGCGGTGTATCATGTCTTTTGAATCAGCAACCCCGGCGGCTACGCCGAGGTCACTACGAATCAGCTTGATTTGCATCAGGTCGAGTATCCAAAGAGGCCGGTCAGCTTCAGCGATACGCTGGCCTTTAGGCCATCATTCATTGCGCCGGTCATATCCCAGCCAACGCCCGCGCTGGCGAACGTGCAGTTCGTCGCGCCGGTGTCGGCGAATGTGATATCCCAGTTGCATTCAGCCGGTGTCGTGATCAGGTCTGTGATTGCCTGATGCCCAGAAAGCGCCGGATCGTAAAACACGCTAAACCCAAACGTGCCGCCCTCGCTGTAGCCGGTCGCCTCGTATTCTTTGCCCGCCCCGCTGGTGTCGATGGTCGTTGCATCGAATGTTTCGGACTCACCGCCGGACTGGTCGAATTCCGTAATTTGTGCAACGGCGGTCAGCACTGCGGAGATCTCCTGCTTGATTACCGTGCCTTTTACTTTCACTTTTGCCATTGCTGTTTAGCTCCTTGCAAGTTGCTTGGTGACTTCTTTTCCAAATTGCTTGCGGGCACGTGTCAGCGCCGCCCTGCGTGCTGCTGGATTTGCGATCCTTGCTGCACGCCTTGCCAGCCCTCGCGCCAGCGCAGGCATGCGCCCCGTCGGCTTGCTGGTCGTTGATTGTGTTCGTTGTTTTGTCCCGCTGATCCACCAGTGAATGTTTTGCGCCCCAATACCAGCACCGCCGCCCGTTGGCGGCTTGCGTGCTGCTGGCTGATTATTGCGACCTCTGCCGACGTGCACGCCGACTTTCGCCGTCACTCGTCGCGTGCCTTTGACCAGCCCGCGAATTGCCCGCCGCCCCTCTTTGACTTTTGGCGGCAAGTCCCGCCGCATCTCTTTTGCTATCTCGTTCAGTGCTGCCCGCAACGCGGCTTTGAGAATCCGCCGCCCCCCTGCGCCTGTCATTCCCTCCAGTCGGCTGCGCAGTTGTGGCAACCCCTCAATCGTTGGTTCAGCCATACCTCATCTCACTCCCGGCCAAGTCAAATCCGTTCGGCTTGCTCACGTCGTAAGCGCTGCCGCCGTCCTTGCGGGTTCTGATGCGGTAGGTGGTTTTGGCCGTGTCCGACCAATCCCACGCCTGTTGCCCGTAGTCGGGAGTCTCGACAGTGTAAACGTATGCTGTGCCGTCAATTCTCCGCGTGATGATGTCGCCGTTTTGCGGCTGTCCGAGGGTATACGCGGCGACCGGAATCAACCAATCAGCCGCGTCTACCGTGATCTCGGAATTATCCGCCAGCGGCACTTTCTGCGTTTCGCCTTGAATCGCCTGCGCAACCGTGATGGTGGTGCCGCCACGTGTTACCGTGACGGGCACCCCAGCGGCCTGCCGTGACATGTGCAGCCCGGCAGTTATGGCAGACTCAATCAGGCTCATCAGGTTTCCAGCGGCTCCGTGTCAATGATCGCGTCGGTTGTGATCAGCGGCACACCAAACGAATCAGACGGAAACGGCGCGGGTGCACCGGTCTGGTTCGTTGCCGTGCGGGACTGCTGCAACTGTTTCAGGCTGCGGCGGCTGCACACCAACAAGGACGGCCCCATGCCTGCGGGGAACTGGCTCAGCAGATCTGCAATCAGATCGTCGGTCAGGCCCTTGCCAGCATCGGCGGTCAGGTTTGCAATGCGGCCAACGCTGTACGCGCCGCCCATCTGCAAGCCCAGCCAAACGCTCGCGGGGGTCCAGTAGGCCGGGTAAACTCCGGTGGCACCTGCAACGCGCTGGATGGTCGTTTCGCCCAGTTCAATCTGCGGCTGCGTGACCATTGCAACATCGTCAACGCCCAGACGGATTGCGTACAGGCTTGACGCTGTATCGGCGGTTGTGCCGCCTGCGTCGATTACCATCGTATCGGCAAGCGCGTCGAGATACGCCGAGTTCATGAATCCCGAAGTCTATGCCCGCCTCTTTGCCGTACACGTAGTCTATGCCGCCCGAAACGGACTTTAGAGCCGATTGGACGTCGGCCATACCGACCACTGAGACCCATCCGTCAATCAGTCGATCGACATCTCGCGC